ACCTCTCCGACTCTCGATGTTAAGTTCCAAGACAGCTACGACGGCACCAATTGGGTCGACGTTGCCTCCGGTGCTTTCGCACAGAAGACAACCACGGGTATCAGCAGCCTCGTACTCAACAACGTCGGGCCTTACCTGCGAGCCGTTCAGGATGTCGGCGGCACCAGCCCGAGCTTCACATACGACCTCTACGTAGCGGGAGTCGCGTAGGAGCTACCCGCATGAGCCGGCGCGTCACCAAGCTTTTCAACACCAAGGCTTCCTCGATTGATGAGGAGAAGCGCAGCGTCACCTTCGTGATCAGCACGAATCAGGAGGACCGCTACGGCGAGATCGTTGATCAGAAAAGCTGGGACTTTAAGAGCTACAAGCAAAATCCGCTCGTGCTCTGGGGACATGATCCGGACCAACCCGAGAACGTGCTCGGCACCGGAGGCAACCTGAAGGTCGCTCAAGACGGCAGCCAGACCACGGCCGAGCTCACTTTCGACAGCGACATCAATCCCAAGGCCGGCCTGGTGTTCGAGCAGATCAAGCGGGGCACGCTCCGCACCGTCTCGGTCGGCTTTATGAACCACAGCTTCGAGGTCGAGAACGACATCCCAGTCCTCAAGGACAACGAGCTGCTCGAGATCAGCGTTGTGCCGATCCCGGCCAATCCTGGCGCCATCGCCCTGGGCCTCAAGTCCGGTGAGGTCACCCGCAAAGACGCCAAATGGCTCATGGACAGCATGCGCAAAGAGGCCGACCTGATGGAGGAGCAATACAAATCGAGTGAACCGGAGGAGAAATCTATGACACCTGAGCAAGCCACCGCTGTTGTCGAAGGAATGTCGAAGCTAACCGAGAAGGTCGATGCTTTGACCGCGGCCAATCAAGCGCCGCGTGACGAATTGGCCGCCGAGAAACAAGCCCATGATGAAGAAGCGGCAGCAGCCAAAAAGGCAGCCGAAGAAGAGGAAGCGAAACGCAAGGCCGAGGAAGATGCCAATAGGGATGACCCAGCTAAGGGCGGCGATGACGACCAGCCCGGTGCCGGAACGTCTGATGACATCGATGACGAACCCGAACTGACGCCTGAACTCCAGGAACAGATCGACGCCGAACTCGACGCCGAAGACAGCCAAGAATAATATCAACGAAAGACGGTGAACCCCAATCGACCACATGGCACGGAAGGCAACTGCACTAACTTAACAAGTCAGTACCGTCGCAAGGACAACAGCATACGGTATAACCCCAGATGCCAGCGGCATATGCGCCGCGATCAATCTCGGCAGAACCTATATCGTCGGCCATACCTTGCGCACAAGAGGATTAGTTGTGAGCGATGCGGCTTTGTCGCAGCTCACCCTTGTCAGCTCGACGTAGATCATGTTGATGGAAACCATCAGAATAACGATCCAAAGAACCTTCGAACTTTGTGCGCCAATTGTCACCGTCTGAAGACAGTTCTCAATGGAGAGAACTGTCGTAATAGACGGAAAGACTTCATATGACAGTAAAGGAGTACCTAGAACAGAAACGCAAGCAAAAAGCCAAAGACACTATTACGCCGGGTCCCACGGTCACTCAGACCAAGCAGGCCGCCGACAAAGAGCAGCGCAAGGCGTTTTACAAGGCCTTCATTGAGAAGGATCGCGCCGGCATGGCGCAGATCAGCAGCGAAGTTGCCAAGGACTACCGCAAGAAGGGCCAGAGCGTCGCGGTCAACGCGGACGGCGGCTACCTCGTGCCGGTCAGCATCGCCGACAGCATCATCCAGAAGCGGACCCAGCTCAGCGGCTTCCGCCGCCTCGCGACGACTATCGCCAATCTGCCGGCCCAATTCGATCTGCCGACTGAGGCCACCAAGCCGACCGCCTACTGGGTTGCTGAGGGTGCACCGATCACCGAAAGCAAGTCGACCTTCGGCCGCAAGCGCCTCACGCTGAACAAGGTTGCCGGTCTCGTCACCTTCACCTATGAGTCGCTGAAGGACACGGCCGTCAATCCGTCGCTGCAGAACCTCGTCGAGCAGCAGCTGGCCTTTGTCATTACCCAGGAAGAGAACAATGCCATCGTCAACGGCGACGGCTCCGGCAAGCCTTATGGCTTCCGCTCCAGCGACATCACGCCGCTGAACCTGGCGCAAAACGGTGACACGCTCGGCTACACCGACCTCACCCAGCTTCGCCGCAAGCTTCCGGCCGCCTACCGCCAGTACGGCGTATTCGTGACCTCAAGCAACGGCGCCCTGGCCATGGAGAACGTGCGCGATGGCAACAACAACCCGATCTGGCGCGATGGTTTGACTGAAGACAGCCCCACTCGCGTCCTCGGCCGTCCGGTCGTCGAAGTCGACGAGATTCCGGCGACGCTCGGCGCTGGCTCCGATGAGACCGAGATCTGGTACATCGATCCGAGCTTCTACTACCTCGGCACCGGCGAAGCCATGCGCGTTGACTGGGGCACCAGCGACGACGACTTCGACCGCGACCAGGTGAAGCTGCGCGTCATCGACCGTATCGCCGGCCGCCCGACCATCGACGAGGCATTCAGCAAGCTAACAGGGGTGAAGGGATAGAAATATGGCAATAGTTGAATTCACTAAAGACTGCTACCCGTACTGCAAGGGTGACCGCATCGAACTGTCCGAAGAGGAACAGAAAGATGTCGACGCCCTGGCTAAGCAGCGCGAAGTGTCCAAGCCGTACAAGATCGTCGAGGATCCCAAGGTCCCCGAATCCACCGAGACGGTTAAGGCTGTCGAGGAACCGGATGGCGAACGCGTCAAGCCGGTCCTGCCCCAGACGCTGCTGAGGCAAACCTCAGCGCACCTGGCGTCGAAGCCGAGCAGGCCGTTGAGTCCGAGCGGGAAGCCAAGGTGGCAGCCAAGAAGAAAAGCAAGTAGCAGATACCCCGCACTTGTGGAAGTGCTCGGTCAAGAGGCCGAGCACTTCTGTCTACGCTACGAGCTCACAAACCCTAATAGGGCCAGCGGTGGTAAGCCACGTCTTCTGTGGCTCGAGAAGCTTCAGCCACCTCGGCAGCAGCGCCGGCTGCATATCGGGTTTCAGAGGCCACAACCTCGGGCTCAACTTCTTCAACCGCATGATGCTTGGAGGGCTCAGCTGTGGATGGCTTAGCTCGAGTGGGCTGCTCGATCTGCTCTTCCTCCTCTTCCTTCGAACCGCCGCTCAGCGAGCCGATCAAAAACCCGATTCCGAACGCAATGACGCCAGCTGCGAGCATACGTACCTTTTTGACGCTTGGGTCCGGAAACGACCGACGCTTGCGCGCAGGCTCATCCGTCGTGGGAGGAGGCGCGGGAGACGTCGTGGGAGGAGGCGCGGGAGGCGCGGGAGCGGGCGTTTGCGGCGGGGCATCGGGTTGTGAGGGAGCGGGAGTTTGCGGCGCATCGGGTTGCGCAGGCGGCAGAGAATCGCGGGCTGACATTGTCTCCTATCGCCGCCCGCCTCAGCCGTTTATCCATGCGACTGAGGCCCATAGCACTACCTGGAAGAAGCCGACGACAATGAATGCGGTGTAATAGTTTCGCATTCTGGCAAGGCCAGGCTCATTATCATCGTGCATTTTTTGGTATGCCTCGGCGAGGCCACCCAGGAAGTCAGCTTGGTGGGGACGCGGTACTTCCCGCTCAATCCAGTCGTCGATGAGGACAGTTGGTGAAACCCTGAAATTCCACTGTATTGACTTGAACCGCCCGTGTTTCGAAAGAGCCAGAAGCATAGTGGCAACGAGGTAAATCGCGATCAGCGACGCCACACTAGCAACACAGGCCAGTAGAAGCGTTACCGTTCCATACGCTATTCCAACATCGCCTACTCGACCCAGACTGGTGCCGACGAGGAATGCGGTAGCTGATCCGATGAACGCAAGAAACTGTACAGACCGGTCGCGCATAGCACTCAGTTCGGCCAGCTGGTCATCCACCAGCCGTTGTCCCTCCTCGTACGCGACGCGGTACATCGGCACGTCGGCATCTTGCGGGGGACCGGCGGGAGACGGCCGCGCCTGGCCGGGTCGCGCTCCAGTGTCCTCTGCCATCGGCTCAGGATACTCCAGCCTGGGTTCTTGACTAGCCGGCCGGCGCGGCGCGATCAGGCCCAGTAGCAGCAAACCTGTCGTCCGATTGGCGCAACCCGCTAGCTTTGGCTGCCCCTCCAGCCTCCGTCACGACTTTTGCAGTCATAGGTCGCAATGGATGCGCATGTGATTTATTATGAATGCAGAGTATGAGCAGCATCATTTCACCGTCCGACTTAAATGCCTACACCCAAAAGACACTGGCAACTGCAGTTGCAAAACAAGTCGTTGATGCTGTTAATGCGTATATTGAACGGGTTACACACCGCTGCTGGGGCGACATCGTCACCGTCACCGAGCAATACGACTACGCGCCGCGGCTTTGGCTGCGGCACCAAGATGTCCAGGCCGTGAATTCGGTCAAGTCCGGTTATCCCGGCCAGAACCTCATCGACATCGATGCGACGGATTACTACTGCAATAGCCTGGGCCGTCTGACGTTCGGTACCTATCCCCGCCGCCGGCGCTACGCCGACCTTTCCGAGTGGCTGGAGATTAACTACACGTACGGCGTCGATGAGGTACCCGAGGATCTGAAGCTGGCCGCGCTCGATATCGCATCTGGCTTTTACAACTGGGCGACGAATAACCAACAAGAGGTGGTATCCGCGCAGGTCGGGAGCTACAAGCTGCAGTACGCGGGCAAATCCAACTCATCGGGCGGCAACTCTACGGCGGACAGCAACTTTGCCGTAGTCGAGAGCTACGCCATGCGGAGGCAATAGCCGTGCTGCTGCTCGAACACACCTGTGACATCAAGCGCAACGCGGCGGTCGGCACCAACGGCCGCTACCAGGTGCAGACACTGGCCTCCGGCGTCGCCTGCCTGAAGCTGCCCATGAACACCAGCACGACCATTCAGAACGAGTTCAGCCTCGGCCGGGCATATGACATTTACTTCGCAGAGGGCCAAGACATGAAGCCGGGTGACAAGATCATCATCGGTGCCGACCAGTACGTCGTGCGGGCCGTCCAACCCTATGAGGTGCCGGGCGTCGGCCATGTCAAGGCACTCTGCGAGCAGGAGGTCAGCTGATGCCGCAGATCGCCCTACGCGTCGATGACCAGCAAGTCGTGCGGTTGTTCCAGCGGGCGCCAGCCGCCATTACGCTCCGCCTGCGCCAGCTTGTCGAGGGTGGGGCGATCGATGTCCAGCGGGAGATGCGTATCGCCGCCAATGTCGGTGTCACCGGCAACTTGCGCCGCTCGGTCCGCTACCGCTTCAATCCCTGGAAGCTCGAGGCGGTCATTGAGCCGGCGGCACAGTATGCCGAGCCCGTCGAGTACGGCAGCCGCGCCCATTATGTATCGGTGGCTGAAGGTACGCCGCTGCGGGCATGGGCCAAGCTCAAGGGCATCAATCCCTACGCGCTGCAGGCGTCGATCGCCAAGAAGGGCACCAAGCCGCATCCGTTTGTCGAACCGACCTACCGGAAGATGAAGCCGAAAGTCGAGGGCGACGTCATCCACGGGCTGAGCCGTTTAGTCGAGGACATGGACAATGCCCGCATATAACGGTCAATCGAAGCGCATCAAGAACGCGCTCAAGACGCTCGTGCAAGGCATCCAATACGACGCCGGGACCGGCAATGAGCCAGCCTTCGTGTCAGTGCTGGACAACACGACCGGAGAATTCGACGGTTATCCCTCCCTGCGCGTCCTGCCAGGCGACCTGGACACCGAGAAGGCTTCCGTCGCGGAAAACGAGCGGACGGCCGCCTACGTCCTTTATGTGCATCTTCCTCTTGAAGAGTCACCAGCCACAGAGGCGGCCACGTACGACAAGATGTACGACCTGACCGACCTAATTATCGATTGCCTCGACGAGGGCGATGTTGATAACAGCCTTAGCGCAATTGGCCCTACCCTCGGCGTGCATTTCCTGGACGCTCAGCGCGGCGACTGGATCGTCAACACTTCTAAAGGAGGCGCAATCCTTATTTGCCGCATCGACGTTAATGTTCGCTATAGTAAGAACTGGACGTAAATGTTACGATTTGAATATGGCAAGGAAGAAGTCTCCTGACGAGCAGCCCAAACGCAAAATAGCCAGTCGCGTTATTACGCCGAAACAGCGGTATTTCGTACCGTCTCAGGGTATCAGTGTTGATGCTGAGAGTGCTGAAAAGGCCGTAAAGGCAGCCCAGGAGGCAGCAACAAAGCAAGAGGGCGGTGATGCCGAATAATGAATTCATCGCCCGGCGCAAAGCCGTAGGATTCGGTATTGAGTCCACTCCTGGAACAGGGGTCGCGCCGTCATTCTGGATGCGACAGATGAAGCTCGACTTCCAGCGTAAGACGACGGCGATCCAGAACGAATCTGCAATGGGCCGCAATGAGAAGGTCAACGACAGTGCCATCGTCGAGGAGTGGGCCGAGGGTGACCTCGAGGGCAAGGTCTATGACATATCCATAGGCCCGCTGTTATACAACATTTTCGGCACGCTG